AAGTATCTTCTAAGCCTTCTTTAATTATTTCTCTAATTAATTGCTTTAATTCTAATTCTGTCATTTTCATGATTATTTAGCTAATTTAGTTGATTTTTTCGTAGCCTGCTTGAATCTGTGTTTTATCACCAGATTTACCGGTTATAAGGTTACACATTATTTGGACATCACGCTTCGAAAACTCTTTCTTGAGTGTTGACTCATTAGGTATCATATAACTTATTTATATTTTTTAAACAAAACTAAACCATATGTATCAAATTGTGGATCATAAAATCCATCTGCTTTTAATTTAATTTCTTTTTCATATTTATCAAAAGTATCTTGATTGCCTACAGCTATTTTTAGTCCTGTTGGTAAAATTGTTTCATCTTCATCTATATAGTTTGAATTTTCCCTATAGTGATCTATACAATTTTCACTAACACACCAATAATCACCTTTGCCATACTGTTTAATATCAGTCACAATATCTTTTTTATATTTATTTCCAAAGTAAGCTTTTTTTAAACGATCTTCAACATATATTTTATTAAATTGTTCTGATGAAATAATATTATAAGAAAGTTTGTCTTCTGTTAATCTAAACTTATCTAGTATTGCACTTACTTGATCATATGATTTATACATGATAGCAATACCACCAATATCTCTCCATGGAGCAAGATTTGGATAATAATCATCTATTAACATTGAACTCTTGATTTCCTCAGGTGTTTTATTCTTGATCACTTCAAACTTCTTTCCAGTATTAGCAAACATAATATCTTGTGGCTGTGGGTTCAGATTCTTTTTGATCCACTCTAGCTTACCTTTTTTTGCATATTCAAAATTACCAGAACTAGTTAAGATAATAGGGTTATATTTTCCTATAGTCTCCCATAATTTTTTGCCGTCTGGCATCCAAGGCATATTTGACCAATAAACTACACCTATTTTGTCGATGGCTTTTTCCATAATCTTTTGACCTTTTTCGCTAACGTACTCTCTAGGTGGTACACCGTAGTAGTGTTCAAATCTACCTTCGAAGTCACATAGCACACTATCCATATCACAATAGATTTGAATACGTCCAGATTTTTCTACCTCATATATTTGTTTTAGTGTAGGAATAACTGCTTCATAAATAGTATCATTGATATAACCATAATCACGCATTAACACTCCTGCTTGGACGTTTGCTTCATTCTCTATTTCAGAGCCAGTATTACCAGAATCGTTTTTTATTTTACCTAGTTCATTTTGTCTGTGATGTACTAATTCATGGCCAAGTGTTCTAAGTATGTCAGCCATGTTTCTATTATTAATATAAACTTCTAATATATTGTCATTAGGATTGTATTGACCAAAGCTATGACGCTCAACTGCCCAATCTCTGTCACTAGTAAACTTTAATTTAGGCACTTTATTAATACCGAGTCTTTGTACAGCAAATTTAACAAAATCTTCAACGGTTAATATCTTTTCTGTATTTGTCATTTTATTATTTTCAACAGTCTACTAAATACATCTTTAGTGGCTCCTTTATTATATGCTGAGTCTGGGATAAACTTCTCAAACTTTTTTATGTTTCCTGTCTCTATTGCATTACGCATTTGAGTAGCAGATATTCTTTCAAATTGATCAGGTATTATTTCTTTTCTTATACGATCAGGAAACCTTTTTTGTATTGCATCAAAATAACCTATACCTTCTACTTCTTCTGCTGCTCCGGCCACATAAATAGGATCTACTTCTGGATTATTATCCATAAAAACAAAAATATCTTTTATAGGAGTTGATTCTTTTGAAATAGAAACCTGAATCTTTGGGTTAGGTTCCGCTTTCAAATATTCTTTCCATATATAAAGTGAATCTTCTGCAGTTATATCAAACTTGGTAACTCTAGATATAATAATATAGACCTTGTTAATATAAGGTTTAGAAGCAATATACTTAGCTGCTTCAAAGTGGCCTTTATGTGGCGGTTTAAATTTGCCAGGATAAAAACAAGGGCCTACATCTGAAGACGCTTCTTTTAAAAGGTCTTCTACAATCTGGCGTCCTATATGGTCTATGTTGATCATCTATATATAGTTTGCGGCAATTCATCTCTTCTTTTAGAAAACCAAGTGCCTTTTTTTGTATCTTCTAAATATTTTTCTGCTGTAAACTTTTTGCTTTTTGTTATCTTTTTAATAGCTCCTTGGAATTGATCAAAAGTTGGGTCTATTTTATCTCCGTCTTTTGTTTCAATCCAAGTATGTTCAAATTTACCTGCTGTTGTAGTTACATATCCTTCTATAACAAAAAAAGTATTTAATAATGAAGGAGCATATTTTTCTACAGCAGAAACAAACAACTCTGCAAAATGAACACAGTTGCCAAACCTATTACAATATAATTTAGACGATACTTCATCAGAAATTTTTTGTAAAGTCGGATGTACATTCTCAGTTAATATGTTTATTAATTTAATCACTTAGAAATAAACTGTTTTGCTTTAGCGACTGCTTGATCCATAGTCACAGGCTTAACTCTTTCAACGTCTTTCTCTATCTTGTCGAATTGACCAGCTAGTATGTCGATCTGCTTGTCTACTATAGCTTTTGACTTTGCAATCTCTTCAGGGCTCTTCTGTTTAGTTGGGTCCTTTCTAAATGTTGACTTAAACTTGTCTGAGGATAGTAAGCTCTCAAAGAACTCTTTCAGCTTACCTTGCTTGAACGCCTTCTCAAACTCTTTTACCATTGACTCTTCTTCAGCTGTCATGGTAGTTTGAACTAGATAGAAGTTGTTACCAAAGGTCTTTTTATAGGTATCAATGTTCTTGTATATGTTGTTCCAACTAGATAGGACTCCTACAGTTGGTACTTTACGTTCACGTTTAAAGTTACGAGAGAAGCTAACTATTGGGTTAGTATAGATCATGACTATCATAACATCATAGCCATTATCTTTGATAGAAGTGACTCTTTGTACGTTACTTGCAGTAGTGTCATACAAGAAGTTCTTTCCAGACTTAATGGTCTCAGGAAGTTCTACTTTGTCTATTCTAATAGATGCTCTAGCTAAGTTGTTAAACATGTCAGACTCAGGGTCTTCTACATATTTGTCAGCGTTCAGCTCTATCCAGCCATTCTTTTGTAGGTCTTGTCTGATCTTCTTAACAAAGGTAGACTTACCGACACCAGCTCCACCTGCCATGACAATAGCCTTCTTTTGGCCTTTGGCTTCAATTAACAAATCTAGTAGCTTAATCATACTACTATAAATATTTACTGACCTAGTTTAACCGTGTTTGGAAGAGTGGTCAACTCAATATCTACTTCTGGGTGCATAATCTTGTAGGTCTCGTATGTATGTAAGAACATCTGGAAGTAGTCATCTATAGTTTTCTTACCTTTTATGATCTCCCAGCCATTACCTTGCATTTTCTTACCTGATTTATCTGGACCATATTTACTAGATTTTAACCATATAATACCATTATGATTTATTTTTTGTAGATATCTCTCTTCATATGCTTTAGCATAAGCAGATATTTGTAAGAAATAACTGTCATATATACTATTAGAAGTTTTAATATCCAGTAGCCACTTTTCACCATTAATTTCAACAAGAATATCTAGAGTACCAGAATACTTGTAAATATCAGAAAACACAAACTCTTCAGACAAAAGTAGTGTTGGCTTATAAGTAATCCAAAAATCAACGAAAGAAAGGATCATTTTCCATACATGAATATTATAATTAACTCGACCGTCACTTTCAATCCAACGAATTTCTTTGCCTTTTAAAAACTTATCTATAGCATCATGGACTTGGATGCCTTCATCTCCAGCACGCTTCATTATAATATCAGCATTATGTCCAGTGTCTTTCAACCATGTTTCAAAGAAAGTACCTTTTGGAAAATAGTTTAATATTGTAGTAACCGAAGGATAAAAAACACCAGGAGATATTTGATAGTACCTGGCATCGTGAAGAGTGATTTGTTTTAATTCTGGGTCTGTTTCAACAAGATGTTTCAAGAACTTATCTCGATAAATGTTTTTTGATTTTTCAATCATATTAATTGTATTTTTTTGAGTAGAAGATCACTAAATGTAAATGGCTTTGCTTGATGTAATATTTTTGTCATATATTCAAATCCAAGATCAGATGGATCTTTCCCTTCTAGCTCAATAAGATAAACCTCTTTCCCTTGATTGAGAAGAATTTGTGAATAATCTAATGCTTCTTTTAGAGCGTCTTTGTCTAATGCTAAATATACTGTTTTTACTTCAGATTCAACAAGTTTCATCATGAGTGACTTAGAAATAGTCTTACCAAATAATGGGATAGCGTTACGCTTAATTGCTATAGCGTCAAATATTCCTTCACATAATATTACAGGAACCGACCAGTTTATAAAGAACTCTAGACCGATCAAATCGTTTTTATTACAACTAGGAGCATCTATCTTCTGAAATGGGTCTTTCTCAAAAGATCTAGCCACAAAATAGTTAATATTACCATTATGATCATATGAAGGAACTATTATCTTATTACGATACCTGCCTTTCTTGCAATAACCAATGTTATATTTTTGTATTTCTTGAACCCCTATTTTTCTCTTTTTTAAATAGACTAGAGCATGTCTTGCTTCTAGTGATTTATCTGGGTTACTTAAAGAAATAAATTCTTCTGGTAGAGTTACTTTATTATATTTTATGGTATTAATCTTTATATTATCACCTTGAAAGTATCCTTTCATCTCGATCATCTTCTCTGTAGGAACTTCAATCTTTTTGAAAAGTGAAACTGGTGTTTTACCTTTAGTAGGTGGATGGCAGGTCCAACAATTGTATTGTCCTGTCTTAATATTTATAATAAGTTTTGGATTGTGGTGTTTACAAACTGGGCAATAAAATGCATAGTCCATAGTGGTTTTAGAGCCTTTTCCTTTACCCAGCACATTCTCCAACAATCCTAAAACAAGTAGCTCTTTATCCATTTTACTAATATAAGATAAAAAAACGAGGAAAAAAAATATTTATAAATAAATTTTTCTGTTTCAAATAAATGTTGTATATTAGTTATAACTAATGCCGGGTTAAGTCAATATCTATACCATAGCTTGGTGAGATTCCATGAGTGAGTTTTAGAGTGACTAGCTAGAACGGCTACCAGGAGCTAAGACTAAGAAATGCTTCAGGTATATAAAAATAGTTGAAAGTGAAGGTTTAAAAGAATATCGGCAAATTCCGACGGTTTATTCCGCTTAGGGCTTTTAAATATAAACCACAACAAAAAATAAAGTCAAATAAAAACTTCTATATAGGACAATACCCTATATAAAATTATTTATATGGAAATAAAAGAAAATAAAATAACAGAAGAACAATTAGAAGCTTTATATATATATTTATCATTTACATTTGACACTATGGAAAAAGATGAACAATTGTTTTGGGTAAATCTAATGAAAGAAATAGATACAGAATATATAGAAGAATAAGTATATGAAAAAAGTTATAATTTTGATTTTAAAAGATTGTTCTAAGTGTAAAGCTTTAAAAAATAAGCTTGACTTTTTTAATAATTCTTTTAAGTATTATCCATGTGATGAAAACGATGATCTGTGTGATCAAGTAGAAAGTCTAGCCGGTGTTAGCACATATCCTATGGTTATTTTACTGAACATAAACGATGAAATAAAAGAAATAATTTACTTTACAGAAGACTACGACAAAATAGAAAAGAAAGAACAAATAGTAGATGGTATAATAAAAATTGGTGTGTACTCGATAGATCAATTAATAAATTATATAATCAAATTATAAATTAACAATATGAAATACAAACAATTAATCCTAAGAAAGATATTTGAATTAAATAACTTCCTTAATGGTCAAGATGCACTTTTATCAACTAGTAGAACTATTGATGAACTTAGAGCTCATGTAGAAAAAATAAGAGCTAAACTTCAAGAAATAGAAATACTAATAAATAGTGAGTCTGAACAATAAAATAAAAAATAAGTTGTGAAAAAATTATCTGCTGAACAGATTCAACAAAATTTAAATAGGTTCTATGAACTGATTAATAAGTACATTACTGGTGATAGAAAAGATAAATTGATTAAGTTCTATAAAGAATTAGAAGAGGTTTTGGCTATGGCCCCGGCTTCTACTAAATTAGATCATCATAATTGTTTTCCTGGTGGTTATATCTCTCATGTAATCAATGTGGTTGAGGCTAGTCTTGTATTTGAAAAGGTATGGGATAAGTTTGGCCAGGATAAGAACTATACAACAGAAGAGTTGGTTTTTTCAGCTATTAACCATGACCTTGGTAAAGTAGGTACAAAAGATCTACCATTCTATATACCAAATGATTCACAGTGGCATGTTGAAAAACAAGGCGCTTTATATAAGTATAACTCTAAGATTAATCATATGAGAATATCAGATCGTAGTTTATTTTATCTTCAACAAAAAGGAATAGAGGTTACAGAAAATGAATATCTGGCTATCAAACTTCATGACGGGTTATATGAAGAAGGAAATAAACAATACTTTATAACATATAGTAAAGATACAGAATTAAAATCAAATATAGTACATATTCTACATCAAGCAGATCTAATGGCTAGTAGAATTGAACAATAAAAATATATAATATGTTAACAATAATTTTAGCAATATCCTTATGGGTATTAACAGTAATAGGTTGGATTATTTTTAATCTATATACAAAGAATAGAAAATTAGAACAAATGGTATTAAATCAACAACTATTCATTGATGGCATAAAAAACTGTATGAAAGAAGTTAATACCTGTGCTAATCAGATTGATTCTAAATTATGGGTACAATCCGATCCAGAATTTCTAAGTCTTATGGAAAATATAAAGGAATTGCAGGATTCTATAAACAACTTTATTGGGGAATAAAATGATCACCATTTTAGATAAAGAAGAAGAGATACTCCTTACTAAGAAAGGTGAACCTAGAAAACGTAAACCCAAGAATAAGAATAATTATTTTACCTTAGAAACAGAAGAAGCTATTCTAGAATATAGGAATACATCAAATCAAGCCAAAAGAAATAAAATATACAATGAAAGAATTCACTATGGCTTCTATAAGTTAGTAGAAAATATTATCCATACCTTCAAGTTTTATTATACAGAAGTTAATAATATAGAAGACTTAAAATATGAAGTGATCTCTTTTCTTTTACAAAAAATAGACCTTTATGATCAATCTAAAGGTAAAGCATATTCTTATTTTGGGACTATAGCTAAAAGGTATTTGATCGTTTATAATCAAAAAAACTACAAGAAGTTAGTGTCCAAAGCAGATATTGGAGAACAACATGATGATAATGCACTAGTCAACTCGATCTTAGTAAAAGAACCAGAACCAGAACTAGATAAGTTAGGTGTGGTCGAACTTTTTATCAAATATATAGATGATAATCTTTTCGAATTATTTGAAAAACCTGAGGAAATAAAAGTGGCCGATGCCATTCTAGAAATCTTTAAAAAGAGAGAAAATATAGACATTTTTAATAAAAAAGCAGTCTTTATCTATGTTAAAGAAATGACTGATACTCAGTCTAATACGATCACCAAAGTGATCAAAAAACTAAAAATCATTTATAAGACTATCCTAAATAGCTATCTTGAAAATCAAGACTTTTAATATTTATTCTAAAAGTCATGGAACTCGAAAAAGAGATATTCAAAGGTAAAAAGATAGCTGATCTAGTTGAAGAGGTTTACAATAAGCATAAAAATCAGGACTCCAAAATTAAGCAAGAAATCATGAGACTTGCTGATATGATTGAGACCCCAGGCGATGCTATTGTAATTGTGCCTTTACTTAAAGGCTTCATGGATTCTAGTCTTAAGAATGACGAAGTCTTAATGAAACTCCTGCAACTTTTCCAAAAAGCCTCTGCTGAAGCCAAGAAAGAAGGTACAGAAGATTCTAGCATCTTAACAGAAAAGGACATTGAGCAGTTGTTTTCTGAAGTAAGTAATATTAAGATTAAAGATCCTAAACAACTACCTCAAGCGTAATGGCAGACGGATATATTTTTGGTAATAGATTTGATTCCAAAGTAGGTAGATCAATAGGCCAATACTTTCAGATTGGTAGAGTTAAGTCTATTATATTAGGCCCATTTAAAGGTAATACTAAAGAACGTGACCCTGACTATGGTAGCCCAATAGACATAGGAAAAATTAAATATGAGCTCCTATACTCTACTTTAGGCACATCTAAGTCTGGAGAGGTTTCTGAACCTGCTTGGCCTATGTTTAACTTTATGAGGCAGTACCCTGTAGTAAACGAGATTGTGTTTATTATAGTAGGCCCAACAGAAAAGTTGAATGATCGTGTATCTAACCAACAATATTTCTATTTTCCTCCTTATAGTCTATGGAATCGTGCTAATCACGGAGCTTTTCCAAACATGGGTGAGTACTCGCAGTTTTTAAAACAGTATAGTAACATTCAAGGTTATTCTGGGAATGCTGTCTCAGGGTCTTCACTCCCTCTTGGTTATACTTTCCAAGAAAATCAACAGGTAAGAAACCTACAGCCTTTTGAAGGGGATACTATTATGCAAGGAAGATTTGGTCAATCTATTAGATTCGGATCCACTGTCCCAGTAATGAAGCAAGACAATACTTGGTCTAATTCTGGAAATAACGGTGATCCTATAACTATCATACAAAATAGTCAAAGGCAAGAAAATGTCTCTTTTAAATTTAACAATATTGTAGAAAATATAAATAAAGATGGGTCTGCTATCTATATGACATCGACCCAAGAGATCTTTTTAGAGGACATCAACAACTTTCCTCTCAACTCATTTGGAACTCCAGTAACCCCAATCTCTCAGCCAGTTTTAAGAACTCCTAGGCTTCCTATATCTAATGAAATTATGTCACCAGAACTACAAGACATAGTATCTAGACCTTCCATTATAATAAAGTAGTATGTTTAAACCAGTTTTTCCATATAAAGGCAATCAACTAATCTTAACTAGTGAAAGAGTTACTATTCATGCTAAGAACGATGCTATCTTTTTATTTGGAAAGCAAGCCGTAGGTCTTTCATCTACTAACACAATTAACCTAGATGCTAGTAATAAAGTTATAATAGCATCACCTGTTATTGAACTAGGAAATAAAGCTAAAGATTTAGGTCAACCTATTGTTTTAGGTACAGATCTTAATCAACAATTAGCTGCTTTAGCACAAGGTTTACAAGCGGTTGCATGTTTATTAACTAATGTGTCTGAAACAGCTATAGGATCTTCTATGCAACAAATAGCTTCAGCTGGAAGTGCACTACATAATGTAGCTGAATTATTATTAACAGGAACTGGTAGTGGAAACCCAGATCTATCTAAAATTCTATCTAAAAATACATTTACTAGATAATGCCAGATGATATTATAAATATTAATCTTGATGAGTTTATAGGACCTAGTGGTATTTCTCAAGAAGAAGGATATAGAATATCGCAAGAAATAGGTGAAGCTAATGCTAAGCGAGAAGCTGAGAAACAAAAAAAATTTGATCAAAGTTGGGTTAATTTTGGTAACAATAAACTAAATATTAATACATCTTCAGCTAAAGGATTAGAAAAAGCTTTAGGTGTAATTGCTAGGTTTATAATGAAAGTCCAAGGAAAGATAAATCAAATTTATTATGGTAAACTTGGAAAACCTTCAGAAAATATAATAAAAAGACTATTAAATAGAGGGCTAGTTAATTTATTAACTGATTTAGCATCTGTAAATTTTTGTGACATATTTAACTATTCGTTAAATCAACTTCCTGATGCAAAACCATTTGATCCAAATCAGAATAAAGATGAATTAACAGGATTAGAAAGAAAAAAATATTTTTTACAAAAAAAGGCATATGATACTCAAAAAATAATAGATAAATATTATGGTGAATATTTAGATAATAATAACCCTGAAAGTAAGGTAAAGTTATTTTTATTGATTCAAAGTATTAATGAATCTTTATCTAGTACTATTTTAAATCCAACAGATGGTTTAAATGACCCAGCTATAAAGGAAAACTTCCCACAAGTTTCATCTGCTACAAACTTTTTACAAAATTCATTAGGATTCCTTAATAAATACACTGACCCTAGACAAATACCTTCTGAAGACGTCCAAAAAATAATAAAATTTGTTGATGGAGTTAGGCAATATTGTATTCTTATACAAGGTTTAAATAACCCAAAAAATGCTATTGCTTTTATAGATAGCTCGTTAAACACAAATATTCAAAAATCTCTTACAGAATTATCTAGACTAGTTATTAATCCAGTACAAGCTGTTAGATTATTAAAAGGTATAATGAAGACAGCAAATGATATTAATTCAATTGGTCAAAAGTTATTAGGGTATATAACAACACTTCAATTTATAATTAAATTATGCATTATTATAATAAGAATATATAATGTTATATCTGCATTCCTACTTGCTCTTCCTGTTCCAAATTTATTTACTACGGGAGGTATTACAACTACTTTATCAAGTAGATATCAAGAAAATTTAAAAGAAAAGGGTGAAAAAAAATTAATAAAAAGGCTTCAACAAATTTCTTTTATAGTAAATTTGATGGCTATAGTAGTTTCAAGTTTATTAGCTGGAATAAGAAATATTGTTGCTAGATTAAAAATAATATACCTTAATCTACAATCTTGTATTAATGTAGAAGATGGGTTAAAAGAAGAGCTAAAAAATACGATAAATAATTTATCTTCTACAGCAAATAGATTACAGAAGTTTTTAGACTTATATAATGATAAACAAGAGGAGGGTACAGCAAAGATTGGTAAATATCTTATTCAAATAGTAACAGAACAAGTAGTCGATGAAGGTATTAACTTAAGAAGAAGATATGGTATAGCAAGAGATACAAACGGATATATAGTTGCTCAATCCACCCCTACATTTGCTTCATTAGATTTAATTATAATCAATGAAGTTAAAGTACTACTTGTTTCTAAAGGTTTAGTTACAGCAGGAAACACTGGCCTTTCTGCAGAAGATCAAGTAACTGTTTTAGACGCTGCTAAAATATTAGGAGAAGATTCTTTAGATATAGATAACATCCAAATAAGTGCAACAGATATAGGATCATTATCTAATCAAGATGATGAATTAGGTATTGGTAGCTTTGTTGATAATCTGCCTGGAGGAAAAGCACTAAGAAGAAGAATCAGGAAAAAAATGCTGGCTAACTCTGCTAAATTATCAACAGATTTAAAAGGTACGGATCCCGGTGGAAGATTCTCTTCTGGGATTATAAAACAGCAACAATCTGAAAGAAACAAGCTACAAATAGAAGATCTGAAAGATAAAATATCTGGCTGGAAAAAAGAGATTGCTCTAGCTGCTACACAAGGTCCGTTAGGTTTAATTATCATTAGAGATAGGCTGAAGAAGATAAAAGATGCTGAAAACCAAATCCAGCAGTTAAGACAAGGATAAAATATACAAGGCAAAATATTTATAAGATATGGCACAAATTGATGCATTAAGAAAGCTAATCCGTGAGGAATTACGAGCTGTCCTGAAAGAGGAACTTCCTAGACTATTAAAAGAAGGTCAAGCTCCTGTGATAAAGGATGCTAAAAAAGTTCTTCAAGAAGAAATTAAAGCTAAAATACCTGGCACATTGAATACCCAGTCTAGTAGGCCTCAAATAAAGTTTACTTCCAATAACCCTATGGCAGCTTTTTTGAATGATACTGCTAATAATATGTTGAATGAAGACTTCTCTATGACCTCGGCTGATGTACACCCGGCTATGGCCTTTCAGCCTAACCAGGTATCTGTAGGATCTGTTGAAGGTATGCTCAGTACAGCTAGATCAAGTTCAAACATAAATACTGTTCAAATTAATGAAATACCAGATTTTACTGGTTTAATGAGTAAGTTAAAAGAAAAAGGAGCTATTTAATGGCATACGGGTTAAAAAAAATATCAGTAGTAGACCTCAGACCATCGACAGGAGTCGGTGTTAAGATTCCTTTTGCTGCCGATAATGTATTTTCTACCATATATACTACCAAAGACCAAACTAAATATAACTTGATTAATTTCTTACTAACGGATCCAAGAGAAAGACCATTTAACCCTACTTTTGGAGCGGGCCTTAGAGCTAGGTTATTTGAACCTATTGATCAGCTTACTTTTGAAGATATAAAAGAATCAATTAGAACTCAAATAGAGGCTAACTTTTCAAATGTTCAAATTGCAAACCTAGATATAATAGGAAACCCAGGCTATAATTCTATTAATATAAAATTTAGTTATCGCCTATTGAGATCAAATGAGAATGACTCTGTTACAATGACTATTCAAAACTTATAAATATGCTGAATCAAGTAGACATAAAATATTTAAATAAAGACTTTACTTCGTTTAGGTCTGATTTGATCGAGTATGCAAAAGCCTATTATCCTACAGTCTATAATGACTTTACTCAGGCTTCACCTGGTAGTATGTTTATTGAAATGGCTTCTTATGTAGGAGATGTTTTATCATTCTATCTGGACAATCAAATTCAAGAAACTTATTTACAATACTCTAAACAGAAAGGAAACCTATATACTATGGCTTATATGATGGGATATAGACCAAAGGTTGTCTCAGCTGCCACAGTTGTGTTAGATGTATACCAACAAGTGCCTTCTATAACTGTTGGATCTAGTGTAAGTCCTGACTTTACATACGCAATGACTATTCAACAAGGCATGCAAGTTAAGTCAAACGTAGATAGTTCGGTATTATTTTATGTACCACAAAAGGTTGACTTTACAACATCGTCTTCATATGACCCAACTACTGTAGAAGTTTATACTATTAATGCATCAAATGTGCCTACATCTTACCTTTTAAAGAAAAGTGTACAAGCATTATCTGGTCAGGTCAAGACTCAAACTTTTTCTTTTGGTGCTGCACAAAGATTTGCCACAATTAATCTACAAGATAGTAATATCATTACTATTTTAGATGCAATAGATTCTAGTGGTAATACTTTTTATGAAGTTCCATACTTAGCTCAAGATTATATATTAAAACCAGTAGAAAATACAGCAGCTAATTATCCTAGCTTGTACCAATACCAGAACCAGGTGCCTTATATTATACAAAAATTAACTGTACCTAGACGTTTTGTTTCTAGGTTTAAAGTTAATGGATCATTAGATATTGAGTTTGGATCAGGTATAAATTCTGTAGCAGATACAGCTGTAATACCTAATCCTAATTCAGTAAGTGTAGGTTTAACCGGGGGTGGTTTAAGTACTCTATCTAGCTCGTTCGATCCGACTAATTTTGTAACAACACAAACTTATGGTCTTGCTCCAAAAAATACTTCTATAACATTCCAATATTTAGTAGGTGGTGGTGCTTCTGCAAATGTACTAACAGGCCAATTAACAAAAATAGTATCTTTTACTGTTTCTGGAAATACGACTTATCAAAATACAATAGTTGTTAGTAATCAAGAACCTGCGGGCGGTGGCGGTGATGGCGATTCTGTAGAACAACTAAGATTTAATATAGCAGCTGAATACCCAACTCAACTTCGCGCAGTAACTCAAGAGGACTATCTTGCTAGAGTCATGTCTATGCCACCTCAATATGGCGAAGTAGCAAAAGCATATATTACAAAAGATGACGCTACATTTATAAACTATATGAATCAGGATCCAGGTCAAAGAGATCCTCTATCAATCAGTTTATATGTGTTAGGATTAAATAGTCAAGGTCAATTAGATATACCTTCACCAGCAATACTACAAAACATTCAAACATATTTAAAAGATTACAGAATGTTAACTGATGCTGTAAATATAAAACCAGCATATATAATTAATATTGCATGTAATTTTGATATGGTTATTAGACCAAACTATACCAGCCAAGATGTTATTGCTAGATCAATATTAGCACTACAAGATTATTTTAATATAGATAACTGGCAGATTAATGAACCTATTATCTTAGGTGACATATATACAATATTAGATCAAGTTGAAGGAGTACAAACTGTAAAAAAAGTTGATATAGTAAATAAAAGCGGTATAGCAAATGGATATTGTAAATATTCTTACGATATTTCCGCAGGCACTTTAGATGGTGTTATTTATCCTTCACTTGACCCATCTATATTTGAAGTTAAGTATTTAAACCAAGACATACAAGGTAGAGTCGTAACAATATAAAAGTAAAAAAATGGCCGTTTATAAAATATTTGCTTCTGCTGATGCTTCATTATATTCTAGTCAACCAGCTAGAAATACAGGGCTTGATGAAATTTTAGAAGTTAGTGTAAAAAATAATAAAAAACCTTTAAATAATTTTGTATCACCTATACCATCAGAACCATTACTACAAGATGATTTAAGAAGATCTTTAGTGTTATTTAGTAGTACTGATTTAGATAAAATAAAAACTTTTACAACTGGTTCATGGAAAAGTAATTTAAGACTATATCTTGCAAACGCGGAAAATTTATCTACATCGTATAGTTTACAAATAGCCGCGGTATCTTCTTCTTGGTCTATGGGAACAGGTAAATTATCTGATAATCCTCAAACAAGAAATGGAGTTTGTTGGTATAATACAGGATCATTTGTTAGTGCATCTAATAGCTGGCCTAATGCATCATATTTTTTAACACCTGGAGGAGGAAACGTATCAGGTTCTTTTATAAGTCAATCGTTCGATTATAAATCAAATAAAGATATTAATCTAAATGTAACATCTATTGTCAATAATTGGTTCAGTGGATCATTAAATGCCGGGTTTATAATTAAGCATCCTCAAGCAATAGAAAATGATTCTGGTAGTTATGTTGTTTTAAGTTTCTTTTCGGTAGATACACATACAATCTATCCTCCTACTATTGAAATGAAGTGGGATGATAGTAGTTTTTCTACAGGAAGTTTAAGTGTTATAAATAATTCTAACACAGTTATAACTCTAGCAAATAATACAGATACTTACAAATACGGTACAGACAAATATAAGTTTAGAATTAATTCTAGAGATAAATACCCAGTAAGAACATTTACTACCTCATCTATTTATAAAACAAATAAAGCACTTCCACAAACATCTTATTGGGCTCTTCAAGATGTTAAAACAGAAGATATGGTAATAGATTTTGACACTTCATATACAAAGATTAGTTGTGATTCAACAAGTAGTTATTTAAATATGTATATGAATGGTCTAGAACCAGAAAGATATTATAAAATACTCATTAGAACAACTCTATCAGACGGAGATTCTTTTGATGTAGATAACAATCTTATTTTTAAAGTAGTTAGATAATGGCAAATATAAATCTAGTTAAAAAGATTTATGGTATAAACACGTATACAAAAGCTGTTAATACAGAGTTTGAAGAGTTATTACAACCAGTAGTCGTAGAAACAACACCTACAGTTACAGTAGATCAATTTTTCCAATATTATCAAGATCTATTCTTTGAAATCCCTGTTGCAGGATCAATTAACTCACATACCTATCTTGTTGAACAAAGCCAACAATACATCGGTGGTTCAGTTATAGATGCAGAAAAGCAAGCCTTAATCGAAGAAATTAATTCACTTCGTCAACAATTATTAGATTTAAATCAGTCGTTTACAGATATTAATAGCTTAATATAATGGAATTAGTTAATATAACATATTATGGCGAAGGTAAACAACCTATTGAATTGACTCCGCTAGATCTGTCATTAGTCACAACTAATTTTATTAATTCTAGTTTTGGCGCAGCAAACGACTATATAGAGTTATGTATATATGATCAACAAGGAACTCTATAGATGTTGATTATGATGCATT